GTTGTCCATCAGATAAGCATATTTCCACCATACAAGGTAGTCGAAGCAGTCCGAAAGGTGGGTGGCGTGTTCCTGCGGAATGGAGGTGGAGCGCTCCGAGCTTTTGTCTTTTTCAAAAGAATCTTCTTTCTGCTTAAGCCCTGCATTCTCCATGGATACGATTAGGTTTGGACAGTTATCCTCATTGATACGAACAAAAGGCAGCCCTTTGTTGCTCTCCTCTAAGATTTCGTTAATGAGTCGAAACTTGAGGATATGGCTTGGATTGTTCGTGTTGGGTGTCTTGTTATACACCTGCCAGCCTGCTGTGCGGAGCATGTCCTCCACATCCTGCGCCAGAGTGGTTTTGCTGTTGGCTTCACTCTTAAAGCCTGAGCGATCGTGGTATAGATAGACCTTATTGCAGGTAGCCTTGTGTGGCTCGTAATAGTCTATGATCTTCTTAATAAGGTCTGAGAGCTTCTGCGGGTTCTTGACGAAGAAATCCTTAATGATACTCAGCGTATGGGTGAGTGTGCTCTCTTGGGCTACTACAGCACAGTTGATACGCCCTCCGAAGTCCAATGATATTTCCAAGGGGATACCCTTAATCAAGTCCGTGTCATACGTACAGCTTGGGGTATAGTTCTGGGTAAAGTCATCTAAGAGGTTCGTGGCATACTTGTACTTGTAGTAGTGCTTATCAGCCAATAGCTGCGGATAGAATCCGTCGGCCACCTTGCGCGGGCGAATGTTCATGATCTCCGCATTGAAGAGCATATCCGATACCCGCTGCTCGTACATCTCCTGTATCCAATTAGGCTTGAGGTTCTCCTTATTTACCTTCGCATTGGCTTTAATGAAGCAATGTTCTTGAGGCTTCTCAATAGCTAATTTCTCCCGATTGGTGAACCACTCGCCTGTCTTGGTCAGCGCTACGGAGGAAGTAAATATCGTAGCATTGAGCAGCGAAGCGCGGTCAAACTCCACTTTCTTAGCACGGTTTGTGGTCAGTACGTTGTTGAACAGGCGATCGTGTTCCAAGAGTGCCGCCTCGTCTCCTATGACAATATAAGAGTTCAGCCCTCGCCCCGAGTTGGGGTCGTCTAAGGATACCAATACTAAGATAAACCCATTAGAGAAATGCACCACATTGCTCCATGAGTTGGGAGCTTGGAAAGGCATTGTATATCCTAAGCTCTTGCCACTTTTGCCCACTACATAATCCACCTCCTCGTATAGGCCGAACATCTCCAGCCCCTCCTTGGTAGAGGGGAAGGTACGGCTTTTGATCTGTACAAAAGTAGCCCCTACCAGTACCCCCGTCGCTCGTGGCATTTGGCGTACGGCTTCCTTGACAAACCAACCCAATATAGTTGACTTGCCTGTACCACGCCCCGCCTCGATACAAATATTCTTCACCCGTCCGTACCTATTGGCTTCCACGGCTGCCATCTGCATGGGGTTTAGGTAGATCTCTTTAACTGGTTTTATTAGCATTCTTCACTTTTCACTTTTTACTCTTCACTCTCTTCATAGTCTATCTCCTCAGCGGGTAGTTCGTTGAAGTCCACCACGCCTGTACCGATAGCCTCTCTAAGCATGCGCATACCCTTGCGGCTCATCTTGATATGGTACTCATGAGCGGAGATCTTCTCAAAGTTAATCTCTTTTTCCTCCTTGTCGAAGTTGAACAGCGACTTATACGAATCCAGCGCCTTACGCTCCTGCTCCAGATCGCCCTTCTTGAGAGCCTTTAGGTAGAGCTGCCAGTAGCACTCCGCTAAGATCATGCGCTCGGCCTGTACATCCACTTTGTCCAACTCCCCAAAGATCTGCATAGCCCAATTATAATCCCTATAGGCAGTGGCTTGGCTCACCTTCATCTCCCGCATGTGTATCTGTATGGCTTGATACTTGGAATACTTATTGGTCATCCTAAGGGCGTGAATATGCCTAAGTCGCGCCTTGATCTCCTGTTCGGCAGGGGTAAGCTCTATGCTCTCATCAATATGCGAAGCTGAGATACGAGGGTAAGTACCCTCTTTGTCGAATTTCACTAACTCCATCTTATCATCATTTAGTTATTGGATACTGGCTCTCTGGAACTCCACTACATAGCTGTGTAGGTTCCGTGTATTATCATAGGATAGAGGCTTCTGAGAGATAGGAATCACCTTTACCCAATCCGTATCATTAGCCTTAATAAAGCACTGAGGGGACTTGATAAGCTCCCATAGCAGCTCCACCTCCTCGGGGAATATCCACCCTGTGTTGAGCTTGAAAGTCCTTTTTTCCTTGACCAAAGCCTTGAACTCTTCATCCTTCTCGGCGTGCTGTGAGATGGTATTCTCATAATTGATGTGCAGCTCTTCCTCTCCAGAAAAAGAGAACCAATCAGGGCAAAGATTTTGATTTTGAAAAAGTACCGTGATAGGCTCCCCATTAGGCTCAGGCTTAGGCTCCAACGAAAGAGTGCTCTTCTTGATAATCGTATTCTTTCCGAAAAAGCGGTTGGCATTTTTTCGATAGAAACAAAGATTAGCTACCCCGTAATCGTCCACCAATCCAGAAGAATCAACGCTATTAGAAGCAATTTTCCCAAGGTCATTCCTCTTAAAAGCCTTAGTAAGAGCACTTACCGAGATTAGTGAATGGGTATAGGTAGAGCGTAACCCTACATTAGTCAGGTAAGGGTAGGAGAGAGGTGTCCTACCAGGGAGGTATCGCAGGGAAGATAGCTTGTGAGTCTTGAACTCCTCCCCCTTGAAGTTGGTTTCCACGATCGTAACATTTACCTCAGTAGCTTTCATCACCTCCACAGGGAGCGCTGTATTTTCGTTATTGATATATAGCCTTTTCAGATCAGGCAAGTTTTCGAAGAAATCCTGAATTTCTTCCCCAAGGTCAATCTTGGCCATGTTGTTAAAGAACACATACTCATACTCCTGAGTGGTGGTCACCCTTCGGCCATATCCTGAGAAATTCATCACCAACTTAGCACGGGCAAATTCCGAATTTTCATTTGTCTGTGCGATAGTAAGGATATCCTTGTCCAGACAGAAGTATATATCCTTCTGCTCGAAATCCAGATTAGTCTTGATCGTGAGGTCTACCGTAACAATCTGCGTGGAGTCCCTGTTGCTCTTGACAGTGATGTATTCCTCCTGAAGCCCCAGAGGGAAAGTCTCAGCACTCTTGGAGCGGAACTTAACCAAAACAAAGGGTTCTCCATTGTGCTTCACCTCCACGATTTCCACCCCAGCCGAAGGGGTGATCGTATAGGTAAGCCTATTGGCATTGTTGATACGAAAAGAGCCCTCATACCTTTCTCTTTTTTCACGATACAAAGTCGCTTCATAGTGTTTTTTATCAAAGGAAAAAGAAGTAAGGTCATTAATAACATTCAGCCTTATGGAGAATACCCGCTGAAAAAGCCAGTTATCCTCCTTGACAATGACCTGATCATGGCTAAAGTCGAAGCCCTGAACTACCCCTGTACGCTTGTAGTTCTCCGATAGCATCATTGATTTGCTTCCTTGTCTCCAACCCCTCGATATAATTCATCACGTCGTTTGTTTCAGGGTTATAGTAGTCTAACTTGAACTGGGTAACCTTCTTTACGCTATCAGCATGATTATTGACAACGGTGCGATGCTTAATGACGTTAAGTGCTTTGGTATAGACGATACGATATAAGAAGGCTTTAATATGGCTTTCATCGTCAATATCCTCCTTGCGCTTCCATAGTTCCATAAAGGCTTCTTGTACGATATCTTCTGCCTCATCGTCTTGTACGAGACGAGTAGCATAGAAGGAGAGCGAAGGATATAGTGCTCTAAATATCTGGCGAAACCTTTGTTCTGGTAATGTCATTGTTTATTCTTTAACCCTACTTAGTCTGTTTTAGTCCTGTCAACAGTTACCTTTTTGCGATAGTCATAGCAGGAGAATTCTAATAATTATGAACAAAGATACACTATTTATGCTTGTTAAGACGAATGAAGGGGTTAATTTATGTGAAATGGGAGCATGTCAACCTTATTAAATAAAGATAATTGACTATCTTTGTGTATGTAAACTTGATGTTTTGTTAGTGTAATGTAATATTAATACTATTTGAACTGATTTACATGGTGATAGTTAGTCGTCTGAAAGTATTACTTTCCCTCAGAGTGATTATGTGTGCCTTTCTCTTGTTGATAGGTGTACATAGTGGTTTTGCGCAGGTGTCACTAACAACAAACCAAACCAACTTAAAGACAGTTATTCAGCGTATAAAATCGAAGACAAAATATCGTTTCTTTTATGATGATGAACTGAAAAAGCATAAAGT